AGTCTAGGGTTAATTTAAAAGTTAATGCTTCAACGACCAAGAGGACATACTATTTTTTGTATATATTCAGCCCTTTATAGAATGGTAGTCGTTTATAAGTTTAGAAATATTTCCGTGTGTGATATTACATCTATCAAAAATTACCAAGTGATTCATATCTCGATAATCATCAATCCAATATACATGTTTAAAGCCGGCATTCACCAGGATCTTTGTACACATCTTACATGGTGAGAGGGTAAGCAGAATGATATAGTTTTCAGGATCATATTCCTTAAACTTAGCAATCATATTTACCTCAGCATGGATAAACCCACTTTCACCAGGTGTGAGAGACTCTTCTTCTGTTCCTGTTACATCATTAATACCAGCTCCGCTATAAGATCCATTATAACCAAAGCTAGCAATTTTACTAAAGTCTTTTCTTAAAGCCATACACCCAACCTTAGTGGTAGAGGAATTTGAAAGATCCCTAATATTTTTAAGAATGCTGGTAAACGCCTCTAACTTTAATTGAAGTCGCTGAACTTTGGTATCCATTTTTGTTTGATTAATGTGGCATCCATTTTGATGTTAGGATTTTCCCTTGCCAACTTTTTGGCAATATTAATGTTTTCCTTATCATCATCAAAGAAGGTAAAATTACGAAATCCCATTCCTATGAATTTCATAAAGGCTTCCTTTTTCTTTTCAGCCGTTGAACCAGTAAATCCTAAACTAGGATCATTAATTGCAAAGATATATGAAGGATCAATATGAACGCCATGATGAGATAAAAAATCATAGATGAGGTCAGCACTATCCCTGGCGGTAATGATACCTACCGGCTGTCCTTTTGAAATAGTCCTCTTAAGAATATCAAATACCCATTCAATGATTAAGCCACCTTTTAAGATGTTAGGATTTTGAAAATCGGAAAAGTCCATCTTATCATGAGCTCTTTGTTGGAATGTATTAAATTCTTGCGGTGTAAGCTCAGTTGAAAACCCAGTCTTAGGATTATGTACCTTGATTTTACTCTTGGTGACAACTAAAGTATCATCCACATCAAATATGGTGATACTTTTATTGTTCTTAAATCCTTCGTATAGTTTCATATATATTATTTATCAGTTTAAATATGATCTCCCACCAGAGGTAAGCTATGGTATAGACTGGTTAACAGTCTCTACCATTATCATATATGTGTTTTACAACCGGGAAGCGGAGCGAATAGCCACCCATTTGATTTTGCGATTCCTCAAAGTATTGTACAGTTACGGTCTTGCCTACCAATTCATCATGGCGGTTAAGGTAATATTCTCGTTGTTCTTTAGAAAATCCAGAACCTACCGATACACGGTAACCTTTATGTTCAATAATGATACTGCTTAGACATTCCTTTTCTACCTGTTGACCATTCTCTGTCCATCGGATGGTACCGTTGATACATTCTAATACTGTGTATTCCTCATCATGGAATTTCTTTACCTTCAAAAGGTTATGGCTTCTCTTACCTTCATATCCAATATCTTTACGGACCATGATACCTTCAAATCCATTGATCTCGGCATCCTTAGCCATCTCGGTAAATTCATCCTCAGTATTAATTTCCATTTGAGGTAGAAAATCCAATCGGTCAGAATTAATACTTTCAGGGAGAGCATCATAACCATTACGAAGTCTTACCGATAGCGGAGTGGTACCGCTATGATTATCAAATTCCTCGAGGGTTGGATAGTCAAATACAAAGAACTTAGGATTTTCAATGGTATGATTCTTTCGGCGGATCTCTTTCATAATACCTTGGAAGTCTTCATTACCATTTTGGTCCACTAAACAGATTTCTCCGTCCATGATAAAGTTACCACGTACCTTTCTTACCTCATCGGCGATACGATCCAATGTAAGGAATTCTTTACCGTTTCTTGAATAGAATGTTACCGTGTTACCTTCCTTCCGGCAGATACAACGGACTCCGTCAAGCTTACGAGAACCGTACCAACTTTCTTTTTCAAAATCCACTCTGCTTGGTGAGTAAGGATTGGCCAATGCGACCTTAAAGGTAGGAATAATGTTAGGATGTACTTTAAGTACCGATGTAATAGAGGCACCCATACGAAGATCTCTATCTAAAATGTAGTGGACTAATTTTTGATGATCAGCAGACAATTCATTTACGAATGAGTTAACCGCCTGGATAGCAGCATGGCCAGTTAGATTGTTTTCTGCCAAGTCATCCAATAGTTGGAACATATCGGCATAGAGATTGCTTGGTGCAATTAAATGAGAATTCTTTTTAAGTACTCTGGTATGAACTCCGTACTTCTTGAAAGGATTGTATGTATAGTTAAAGACCTTCTTTAGAAAATCAGAATCAGCATGTTTGCGAATAGTAGCAATCTTATGATTCCCTGAAGATGATTCGTTCATTTCATCCAGGAAGGATTGCAGATAGTTAAGGTCTTTTGTCAATTTTTCCATATTCCGATTAATTAATTATAGTATAAATATAATACAAATAATTGGGAATTGAAAATTTTTCTATGACTTTTTTCTAAAAGTTATTAACAATTTAATCTAGTTCAATTAACCCCTGTTCATATAAAACATTATGAAGACCTAAGTGATCAATAGAATAATTGAAGTTATGAATAATTGCCTTAAGAGATGATTCATAATGCTCTTCATTAGCCATATTATTTATGATTATATCATAAGCTTCTTCAATGCTCTGAAAAAAGATCATTCCTGACGTGTCATAACCTTTCCACTGTGGATGATCTTTAGTACTCCAAATAATTGGAATAGTACCGGTCAAAAAACAGTCCATACATTTTTCTGTTATTATATAAGAATCTTCATTATCTATTACAAGCTCATACCTATAATCCTTAAGACCATCTATCTTATTAACTGGGTTATTAAAATCAATAACACCAGGCTGATCTAAGAACAGCCTTTTTAATTCATGTCTCATTGAATGTCCAGGTAACCAATTCTTATTTGAAAAAATTGCAGTTATGTTCTTTTTCTTTGTATAAATTCTTCTGTCGTTTCTATCAATCCAAGTATCACCTGTTGAATTATAGTATTTGTATTTTTCAGGATTATTACCACTTCCTTTCCAGTCTGTATAGTGTACAAAAATCATATCAAATAAGTTTTCATTATCACTAACCCATCTATAAAAATCTATCATTAACGCCTGTGGCTCAAGCATTACCAAGATCTTATATTTATGTCCTAGGGATTTAACCTGTTCTCCTAACTTTTCAGGAGAACATATAGGATGATCTGGCCAACCATAGTCTACAAAAATACCAATGTCCGATATCTTATCTTTTACTACATTCAAATATTTGCTATCATATCCATCAAGAATGTTTTTTACATCATTCCATGGCCAATAAAAATTAACATCTATCATTTTCTTTATTGTTTTAATTGATCTTGTATCTCTTTTATCTTAGCGCATCTTTCATAGTCTTCCTTTTCTTCAAAATGTTTTAAGATTCTATCTAAGCTATGGATCTTATGCTTAGCAGTTTTTTCATCGTAGTGCAATATTTGGTCAGGAAACATAGTGATTACATTGTAACATAAGATCATATAATGGTCCCAGTCTCCATGTTCAAGTTGAGCCAATAAGGCTTTTAGAAATTCATCATCATTAAATGCCATCTTGTATATCTTTCATTCTTTTAACTAACTCCTCCTGTTCTTCTGTTAAACTTTGTGGTATATCAACTAAAACATTAACAAAGAAGTCACCATATATGTTAGGATTATGATAACTAGGAAAACCTTTTCCTTTAATTCTTAGCATTGTTCCATTCCTTACACACTTAGGTATAGTATAGCTTATGGTTTTGTCAAATACTTTAATCTCGTCTTTCGTTCCTAGTAAAGCATCATAAAGATTTACACGCTTTATTGTATGTAGCCCTTTTTGATCTAAGTAGAAATTTGGATCATCTTGGATAAGAACAGTTAGGATAAGATCCCCGTTCTGCTCTTCTGTCATTCCTCTTTGTCCTAATCCCTTAAGCCTCATCTTTTGGCCTGGTTTAACCCCACGATTAATATTAACACTTACTGTTTTTGTTCCTAGTCTTATTTCTCTCCTAGTACCTAAATAAGCTTCTTCCAATGTAATATAGACCTGAGCATTTACATTACCTCCTTTACCATTAAAGCCATACCTTTGATTAAACATATCAGAAAATCCACCGCCGTTTGCATTTCTAACAAACTCATCAAAGAACGCATCATCAAAACTGCTAAAAGGGTTTGAATTAAATCTTGCCTTTTTCTTAGGATCAGTTAATACGTCATACGCCTCAGCTATATCTTTAAACTTAGACTCGTCACCGCCTCTATCAGGGTGATGCTCTTTTGCTAATTGCCTATATGCTTTTTTAATATCTGCATCTGATGCATCTCTGCTAATTCCTAGTATTTGGTAAGGATCTTTCATTTCCAAAATATCTGTACACAGACTAAAGCCACCGCTAAAAGTAGAGACACTATTGTTTTTAAGTTAATACCTTCACCTAGAAAAATGTAAGTGCATAAAGCAAAGACAACTATTCCACTTGAGAACCCAATAAACCTACCTGGCCAAAGCACCCCACCAAAATGAGTAACTACAGCTGCTGTTGCTTTAATAAAAATGTAACTAGCCAAAGTCCCAAATATGATTGAGATAGTCCATGGGTTTTCTTTAAACCAAGGCCACACAAATTGACCATTAGATTGAAACCAAATTAGACATTGTCCAATAAAGAAAAGAATAAATGCAAGTATTAAGTTATTCATTAGTGTAATATTTGTAGCCGTCACGTTCCGCATGACTTAACCACATATCTAAGTCTTTGGCAGTTATCCAACTTGAGTTACTAAAATCGTTATCTCCTTTTTTCTCTGACCTATAGATGTTCATAAACCATCTTTCATCAGGATCCTTTTTATCTATCTCCCACCAATACCACACTCTTTGCCAAGATCTAGGTTTCTTTAGGTAGCATTTTTTACCTTCATCTAAAGCTTTAAGAAATTCCTCCTTACTTATCGGACTGTCTTTCTTCATTGAGCTTTTTCATTTGTAATGTTTTAAGCTTTTCATCAAGCTTAAACTTCTTTTCTTCTAATAGGTTAGCCTTTTCCATCTGAGCACTAATCTTTTCCAAAACAGACACGAGTTTAGGAATATCCGATTCATAGTATTTTCGACCCATTGAGGTTCTAAAAAAATCTGACATAATAAGTTGTTTATTTTTATATGTTATTTCATGACTTAGTTTCATGAATATATAATCAAAATAACAATCATATGAAAAAAGTACCATTATTTGAAGATTTTGTACCGGTAGGATTTGGTGGAGATAATGCTGCATCGTTTTCTTTAGGCGGTGTAAACAATGTAGAGACCGGATATAACATGGATGCCATCGTAGGTCCGGTGGATCAATGCTGTAACCATGTAGCTGAACAGGCAAATATGTATGAGACAAATGATAATCCAGATCATACAGCAGAATCTTACATTAAAGAAGCCAAGAAACATATTAACGATAAGATTGATGAAGCTTGTGAAAACTATAGTGCAACTAATGAAGGTACTATTAATGAAGGTACTGATATTGGTTCTTGGAATCAAGGTGG